GGTAAGCCACAAGGTAAGACCTGAATATGAGTAACGCACTGGAGTTCCGCATCAAGCGGGACAACTGCAAAGAAGCCTATCTTAACGGCAAGACAGATCCCACTGAGCTGGCGGTGATCTTCGGAGTATCCGATATCACCGTCCGCAAGTGGATCAAGTCCGGCAAGTGGGACGAGATGTTCAAGGAAGAGCGTAAGCTCGACCATGAGATCAACTTGGCTCGCAAGAAGGCTCTCATCCAGGCACTTCGTGAGTATGCCAAGAACCCTGCGGACACCGCTCTGCAGAGCCTTGTAAGCCTGATCAAGCAGAACCAGAAAGATAGTGAGCCTGCCAAGGAACTGAACGACTATATCGTACGCTTCCTGGATCAGGTGACCGACTTCATGATTGAGAAAGGACATGAGACAATGCTGAAGCAGTTCCAGGGTATAGTCCTTGACCTTGCTGAGTACTTAAGAGTAAGAAATGGATAATATTACAGTCACGGACATGGTTGCCTCCAAACCTACACATCAGCCTACCCTCCAAGCCTACAGAACAGCGGAGCCGTTGCCTCCTCCCAAGCCTAAGCCTACAGACCCTACCTACCCTCCAAGCCAACAGCCCGACATGGTCAGTCCTCCGACCTCCGGGTCCCCGACGCCCGTCCCCCTGGGCGTCGGGGGGTTACCCGGTTATGCCTAAGAAGTTCATTCAGCGGCATAACAAGGCTCTGACGGAGATCGCATCCAAAACGATCTCCGTCTTGCCTTTTATAGACGATAATCCCGAAGCCAAGACTGAACGGATTAGACGCACCACAGCAGAGGGATGGGATGCCTTCTCGTTCTTCTGCCATACCTATTTCCCGCACATCTTCCCACTACCTTTTTGCCCAGCGCATGAGACTATGTTCGATGAGACTGATAAGGGCTCAGGCATCATCGCCATCACCGGTTTCCGTGGGCTGGGCAAAACGGTTCTCATGGGAGTGGTCTATCCTATCTGGAGAATCATCAAAGGCGAACGCTACGTGATCCACACAGCCGCAGACATAGATCTCGCTCAGGAGCGCACCGCCTTCACCTTGCATGAACTGCAGAACAATAAGCGGCTCACGATTGACTATCCTGAGCTGCAACCTGTTGATGCCTTTGATCTGGACTTCTATCTCAAGAATAAAGCGAGGATCAGAGCCAGAAGTATCAAGCAGAGTCATAGAGGAACTATCAATCCCAAGACTGCGAAACGTCCCGGACTCATTGTCTGTGATGATATCGACAAAGAAGAGAACATAGGTAACCAGTCCATCGGCAAGAGACGTATGGAGAAGATCTCCCAGGAGCTTGCCGGAGCACTCTCTCCGGAGGGGAATGGCAAGATCGTCTGGCTTGGTAACCTGGTGCATCCCAACTATGCAATCTGCCAGTTTCAGGAGCTCATATTAGGCGATTTACGGGCAGATAATCCAGAATTAGACGTTACCTACCAGATTGCATTAAAGACCCACCAAAAGGCGATATTGCGCTTCTCTCTCGAAGATATGCAGGGCAAGTCCATCTGGGAGGAGCAGTACCCTACTGACACTCTGCCAAACCTGCGAGCCAAGTTCGGGCATACCGGTTATCAGAGAGAGATGCTCGGACTTCCTGTAATCGAAGGGAACATCTTCAAGAACCACTGGTTCACCAAGTATAGAACTCTGCCAGAACCATCCCAGATGAAGCGGGTCTGGCTCTATGCCGATCCTGCCTGGGGAGAGAAAGGCTGTTACAAGGCTGTTATCTCCATTGGCTATGATGGTAATCGCTTCTATGTGATCCATGTCTGGATACGTCAGACTGAGAACACCAAGTTCTTCAGATACTACTATGATGCCTATCAGGAGCTTGATAGAATTTACAGAGTCAAAGCCAGAGCAGCCTGCGAGACCACCTACGGTCAGGCACGTATCCTGGCTGACTTCGATCGGTGGGCACAAGATAACTACCTGCCACCGATATCGCACAGAATCAAGCGCATCGATAACAAGGATAACAAGAACCTGCGCATAGAGAGAACTGAGACCATCATCGAGACTGCCAAGGTGCTCTTTCCGGAGGGACAGGATACGCCTACCCTAATCTCCCAGTTCCTCACTTATCCTGATGGCTATATCGATAGCTGTGATGCACTGGCTGGATGCCTGGAGAGGTTCTCCGAATATGATATTGGCAGGAACAGAGTGAAAGTCCGGAGGTTCAGCTTCTGATGAATTACTACGATAACCTGATGCTTGAATACTACAGGGTCCTCAATAATGCCTGGAAAACCGAGATAAGGGATGCCTCCCGACTTGCCATCCAGATGCTGAGTAATATGCCCCGATCTGAAAAGATAAACAAAGACTCAATAGATAAGCTTATGGGCATCATTAATACCCAGTTGGGAGATGACTTCGCAGCACTGGTCAATGAGCCCACCAAAGCGATCATAGACCGCTGTGTGCGGCTCGGACTCAAGGACACCCAGGTGCAAGCCCCAACCAAGACAAGCATAGGGCTCTGGGGCATCGAGGATCAGCATCTCTCTTCCACCATTCAGAAGCAGCAGTTGTTCTGGATCGGGAATCACTTCGAAGCCGACGTGCGTCAGAACTTTGCAGATATACTATCCAAAGCCATTGAGCAGGGCTATACTAAAGAGATGCTTGCCGATACCCTCAAAGACCAGTTCAATGACCTCGCAAACCGCTCATCCCATTACTGGCAGGGACTCGCAGAACATACCGCCCTGAGAATACGTGAGTTCGGAAGGCTGCAAGGTTACAAGAAAGCCAAAGCCAGATACTATAAGCTCGTGGTAATCCTGGATGACCGCACCAGTGACATCTGCCGGGCATTGGCAGCCCAGGATAAGATATACCCCCTGAACGATGCACTGGAAGTGATGGACAACCTCATGGCTCTGGATACCAAGTCTAATAGCCTCGATGATGCCCGGGAATACATCAAAGCACTTGCACCCTGGGTCAAAGACGATCAGATCGAATACGACTCAGAGATGAACCCGGTAGGTGTCTCGGGAGCACATACACCGTTCCCACCGTTTCATTGGAAGTGCAGGACTCAAACGATCATTCTATAGATGCTAATTACTATATCCTCAACTTTCAAAGTATCTCAATACCTGTATAAGTCATTAAGTTGTGTTCAGCTTGTCATTTAGAACTATTTAATCTGGATGTTCTTAATGTTAAATACGAAGATATATTCGTTAACTACATCTTCAATCTGTAAAGGTAATAGTACTTGGAAAGTTCTATTTCTGTAGGGTTCGACCTTTGTATTCAAATCTTCTACGGAGTAAGCTGTACTAGGGAATAACGGTATTTCTCTCCATCCACCATACTGACCACTTGAATAGTAAACATTGTCAGTAGGGAAAACAAGATCTTCTATTGAGCCGTTTCTGACAACAATGGTTGGAGGTTGTGGGTTGGTTCTGTCAATGTACTTAACTCCTGAATGCATAACTCTATGGCTACTTCCATCAACATCCACATAAGCCGCTTCGTCCCATATGATTTTGATGGAGTGATTAGTCTTATTTGTTAAGCTGAAATGGATTGCGTCTGTTGTAGGCAACCACAGTACTCTTACCATTTCATCTTCAAATACATACTTATTTACTCCTGCTTCTTGCGTAGTAACGATTTTTTGTTCTCCGTACCTTTCTTTAGCCTGTGCTGGTCTTTCAACTTCCTGAAGTTCGAAGTCATAAAGTGCTTGATTGAAAGTAACGCAACCCATCAAACCAAACAGCATTATGATGCATGTCACTAAATAGATGGCTGGCTTCATGATTAACTCCTTTGTTATTTATTTCTATCGGAATGATTTATCTACCAATCAGACCTTACCGAAGTAATGTACTCGCCAAGGACTGAAGGAGTGTACTCAAGCAAGACTATCGCTTGATCAAACAACTCCTCTACTTTCACTAAAGAGATAACTTCAAACGGATCGATACTAGGTTGGTTGTCTCTATCCGTTGGATACCTGAAACTAATCGATTTGTTATCGATCAATCCTAGGCCCTTGAAATTATTACATCCATCAATTAGTTGTTTGAGGCATGTTAAGAGGTTTTCCATTTGCGCCTGAGCTGTTTGTTCAATTTCTATTTGATGTTTTTCTTTAATAATTCGTAAAGCCAGGTTCAGCTGGTCTTGAAACTCGATCATGAGTTTTGAAATGTCGTGGCAGTTGCTCAGTTTAGTAAACCCCAGGGAACTATTTGTGTACTTCACTAAATACCGGATATTGGCTTTGAGTCCAATCTCTAACGCATGCCTTGCAATAAACAGGATTGGGAATGACATGAGGTCTACTGAGCAATTCTTATCCTCAGTAGCTTTTATAAGTGCTTTGAAAGCATATTTGTATGCCCTTAAGTATGAAAAGAAATCTGGGTACAGCCCTACATTCGCTTGCAACAATGCTGATCTTTCTCGAGGGCTCATGTGCATATTTATCCTAAGCCTCAAACCCCTGGTACACACTTTCAGGTAAGTAATATGGACCGCCTTTACCTTCAGAGCGCTGTTTGGCAATATACTCAGATGTCCACGCATCTATAGCCGTCTTTATAGGTTTCATTCCAAACTTCACATGAAGCGCTATATGAGTTTTCAAGATAGGCGGGCATAAACCAGAATCCATAGATTTTAATCCATTTAAATTTGCACAGATAATCGGAATATCCAAGTCAATAGCCGCCTGAATTTCCCATCTGACAAACGTGTATAAATTTTTCGTGTGTTCACCTACAAGCAAAACGAAAGACTTAGTGTTGTTTAAACGTTCTCTAAGCCTTCTTTTAATAGTATCTTCTGAACTTGTCTTCATCAGATTATTCAGGTCATGAGCATTATGGAAATCAAAATCGATTTTATCATTCTCTTTCCAAGCTGTCATCATGCGATAATACTGAATATCTGTATCAGCATCGAAAGCTACATAAGTTTTATTACGGTAAGACATTCAACCCTCCTTTTTGGGTTGTGGTATGGATTGGCTTAAAATTATGACTAAAAAGATGAACGAGATCACTTGCTGAGTTGTTTGAAGGTATAGTCCGAACGTATTATCAACCGACAAGGGACAAGGCAACAGAAACGTATTGGAAAGACTGTACTGGAGCACACTGAAAAAAGTGGATGGAGCGCTATTTCGCCAATGGATAATTCTCGATAGTCCATTCCAGTATAAATAGACGTAACATAATACATTGAAAGCAATTGCAAGCATTAAAGTTAGAAATCTCCTAGCCTGCCAGTGTGAGCAATTGTCACTTGGTTTTCTCCAAACATGGTGGTAGAAGTAAGTAAAAACATTCATAATGAGTAGATACAGTACAATTCTGAGATTAACAGGATTCTCGGGCAGGAAGATAAACAGAAAAACGAGTAGGAACTTCAACACAATGAATATGTCTATCGCCCAATTATAAGTTGCTTTTTGATTTATCTTCTTATGTAGGAGTCTGCAGAATTGATAGAAAAGGATTTTAAACCACTCAACAAGGTTTAGAGCCCAAAGAGTTTTTATTATCACTGAGGCGATTACGTAGATAAAACCATACTCAGATCTTACCTTGTATTCGTTGGTCAGATATGACAGCATTTTATCAAAACGGTGCTTTAGCATTCTTTCCCGGGACACTCTTTTTTTCTTCATGAAGGTATAGATAATCCCATGGCTACTATGCGATTGATTAATTTTATTCTCAAGTCCTCCCCATCTTTCCATAGAATGTGTTTAATATGACTTGTATCGAATTTCATGTCATTTTCTGCACTAACCTCACGACAAGTGAGGATAACTGGAACCCCAAGCCCATAGGCAAATCCAGCTTCATAGTAGACGTTTTGGCTTGCATCCGTTACATCTGCAATAACAAATCTGCTTTTCCGTATGCCAGCTATTATGACATCCGTGATGCTATTACCATGGTCATCATCCAGAGTTACATACGGTAATAGACCACATTCGGATACTGCCGGAGCAATAGCACTTTCATAGATTCCCTTCATTATCTCATTTGTATCGAAGTGAAAAGCTACAAATACTTGCTTTGAATAGGGACTTTGTTCTTTTAGCTCCTGGACTTTTTCCCATCCTTGTAGAGTTAACATTAGATACTCATCCGAAAGATGGAGCCTTCCACCATTATCCAATATTGGATTATCTTTCCCACGGCCCTTAATATAATCTAACTCATATGCAGATTTCACGATAAAGCAAAAATCTGATTCATTCTTAGCAAAGCAAATTGGATAGTCTTTTGAACTATCAAATCGGACAAACTCAGATAAAGAGGCTTGTTGGCTTGCTATGTATTCAATTAGCATATCAACTTGTCGTAATGGCGTAGAAGGCAGAAAAACACCCTCCATGAGATCGTTTTTAGTCCTTATGGGCATAATAGACAAATTGCCAGATAGTTCCCGAATAATAGAATGCCTTTTCAAGCAACCCATAAATTCACTTCTGTCTATTAGCCCAGTCTCAAGCTTGTCATTGACCAGGTACATACTCACATGTACCCAACCGCAGGTACTGCAATTACCTGAAAAGAACAAGTCCGGTTGAGTGCTTGATTCGGTAGTTTTGACAGGTACTAAGTTAACACTACAATCTGATCTTCCGCAAATAGGGCATTGCTTTTCTGTCAATTGTCCCCCGTTGGGACTAACCCAGTTAACTGGATAATAGTGGATGTATCCATCATGGCGCTGCTCCTTATAGCGTAAATTCGTTGGTTCTACAATAGCTCATCAATAACCATCTGTTGGCTTTGATCCTCATTATTACTAGATCGAAAGCGTATATTATAAAAAGGAAGAATCTGAGAGAGTTTGGGGTTGGTTTTCAAATCAGCTAACTTATCACCGAATTCTTGTTTACTGATGATTTCAAGGAGTTTTTGCGACTCTACTTCTGACAGTGATTCCCACAGAGTTTTCCAATTCTGGGTGATGCCCAGTCCTTCATAGTGAAACCTGTAGATAATCAGGTCTTGAGGCATCATCAGCAACTCCATGTATTCATCCAGCGTACTTCCAAAGGCCTTATCAAAGAAATCCTTTCTGGATGACACAATGCCTTTTTTTACCAGCAACACTGATTGTATTGCCCTAAGATACTTTCTATTCCAATGCTCACCGATAAAATCCCTATTCTTATGCCCTATGGGAATATACTTCATAGGAAATGAGTAGATTTCCACTCCTAATTCTTCTCTCAGTTCCATGTTGATTTTCAATCTGTGCCAGAGGTCTTCAGGCTTATCTTTGTAATTGTACAAAATGTAATTTGAAAACTCTTTCACTCCGTATCTAATTGCAGTTTTCATTGCACGAACATAGTGATCCGTGTCTTTAAGATCGTCAAAAGCAATTCTAAAGGGTCTAATCGGGATTTTGGAGAGTGTTTTCATTTTCTCGTCAGTCAATAACCGAGCATCTAGCCCTTGATTAAAATCGACATATCTTCGTTTGGGAGATTTGTCGATGTTCGGCGAGACCAGATCATTTAGTTCCTGAAAATAAGTACAAAGGCTCTTGAAATTCAGATTAATACTCAGAGAGTCGATTATTTGTATGTACTGCGCTAGATCCTTTTTTCTTCTGATTTTTCTCTGAAACTGAGATAACCAAGCCAGGGTTTTATGCAATAGCATCTCGTTCCCGGGGTCTTTTTTCAGCCTTTCGTAGTTTACTTTGAGCATGTTGGGATATGTAAAACTTGCTTTTTTGGAGAAGCCACTATCTCGGATGTCAGTGACAATATGATCAAGGCATTCTGAATATAGCACGTTATTATCAAGGAGTAGCAGGTTTCTTTTCTGTCCGTAGAGGCTGTCTATGGCATCAATCTGGTCTTTAATGTGGTTTGTAGTTTTAAACTCGGGTTCTAGTTTGGGGACTGCACAGAAAGGACATTTATTGGGGCAACCCCTTGTCGTGTAAGCGAAATAATTATCCCCAGCAGGGTATTTATAATCTATCAAATCAAGGATATCATAGTCAGGGACTAATTCATCAATATTCACATTTAGGCGATAGCCAAGGATTTTATCCGATGTTAACAGCCCCTCGATAACTTGGGATATCCCAGTGGCTTCTTTTAGCTGACCTGGCATAAGTGATGACAATATTCCGCCCACATACAAGTCTTTCGTTGAGGCCACGCTTGATTTATAGTATCTGATCGTTTGGACAGTTACATCGAAATAGAATGTGAATAACGTCGTAACGTATACCCTGTCCCAAATCCTGTCCTTGACTTCTGGAACCAGTCCCTTTACAAAGGATACATTATCTCCTCTGCCTTTGTGGTATGTACTTAACTTCATCAGACCAAGAGGCGGATATTTGTTCTTATATGCCGGCTCTACTAGTAGGATGTTCTGATTCATTTCCTCTTCTTGGATTTAGGGTTAACTGCAAGTTCCTCAATTATCTTGGTCCTCAGATTCTTGGCAGTTTCTATATCTTGAACAAAATAGGCATCTATCACTGCAATAATTCTTTCATACACTTTTCGTACTTCATTTGGATAGCTGCTGGGCAGGTCACATTTAGTTGAATATGGAGCATCGATAATCGTATTTTCAACCTCAACAAACTCCTTTTCTATGCCTTCAACTTTCTTTTGAATATTCTGCAGGACCTGCTTTTTATCTTCATCCTCTACCTTCTTCGATATCAATTTGTTGAGTTTCTGTTTTGCCTTCTGGCATGACTTTTCAAGGTTATCTTTTTCTTTGAGTAACTGCTCCCTCTTGTGATCTGAAGTCACACCACTCGTCTGAACTTCTTCTTTGATTTCTGCCAGCCTACTTTCTATAGTGTTGACCTGTTTAACCGTAGAGTTGAATTCTGACATATCTCTCCGGTACTCTTTTCTGAACTGCTCCGCCAGTTCTGTTAAAGATTCCTTAAGGGACATGAATGCGTCGTTTGGCTCAAAATCGTCTCTTTGAGAATTGGGGATCACTTCGGGATCGTGGATGAAAATCTCCCCCATGAACCATGAGTTTGCGACATCGTTTTCTGCAAGGAAAAACTGGTTGAAGGTGGTAGAATCCCCGATAAGAATATTACCCTTTCTAAGCCTTATGCCTCTGATTGATAGGTCTCTGATGTTGCCATAAAAGTTAGTGATCGCTATCCAGCCTGAGTATCTCCCTTTCTCATCGGTCAGCAACCTAATCTCTTTAACATTGTCTCTTTGTTTGGTCCTTTCTTGATTTCCAGTGATGAAGCTGGTCTTGTAAGGCTTTTTGATCGGTATTGCTGAATCATTCAGGATGACCTTGTATTGGTCGAAGCGGTGATTTTCATCCTTGAAGGCATCATCAATTTCCAGTGCATGCATAAACTGTTGATGATCATAAGGTACAGGGGCGACCTCTGAGAGGTATTGCTTTACTTCATGGTCATGCAATAGTGTGCCTCGGTGGTGTACGCTAATACCTTGCATCGTTACTACGAAATAATGAGCATCAATGGCTTCCTCAGCAACATCTTGAGATACAATTCTTCTCACAACATCACCTAGACTTGAGCTTTCATGATTATCAGGACGGAGTAATTCTTTCAAGGCAACTCCATCCCAAGTAATCATCGAAGCAAAATCCTCTCCGTGATATGAGGTTTTGAATACTAGCTTATCACAATAAGCTAAACCACCCAAGCGGCCTATTCCTCTAAAACCCTTATCAGTCCGATAATCTTTTCTTGCGTTACCAATGTCACATAGAACATTATAGACCTCTTTGCCTGAGACACCTGTGCCGTTGTCTTCTATAGAAATACTATGTGTTTTGTGATTGATGTTAACTTTTATCAAGGCCTCACTATCCTGGATTAGTCCAGTTTTTATGGCATGATCTATTGAGTCGGATGAATTTTGAATATACTCTCGGTACACAACTAAGGGATTCTTGTACATTCCTAGAGTTAGAGTCTCGAGGGTGAATTTGCCTACAACTATCTCTCTCGAGTTCATTCAGCCCCCTGCTTATACGACGGGAAGGGGAAACTGATTTTGAGGAGTGTCTTGAAAATTGGATGCTCAATAATCAAGTCCCCTTTCCCTAAGCGAGTCATCATATTAGCATATACCTTGGGAATATATCGGTAATCAGGTTTTGAAATTTCAATGGCATTAGTCCTGCCATAAACATGCGAGGAGCAGTTCCCTTTGATTTTGTCATTTACGGCACTTTTAAACTGCTCTGCAGAAACAAGAATGACACCTTCTGACCGTCCACGCTCAGAAATCTCTTTTAGATAGTTCAATATAGCCGAGTTTCGGACAGCAGTAGAAGGGGCATATTTGTTCAGTTCATCAACAAATATAACAATTCGCCTGGGTATATCTTCTCTATCGGTTCCACCATGCTTTAAATCGTAAACAGCTTTGATTACGTCACCAAAAACCAGGCATTGAAGTTGTTCATCTAGCTTTGCGATATCTACCACGTATGTATGACCTGATTTGATCTCCTTGATTTTCTCACTCAGAGAAACGTGGCTCAGGTCTGGGTCTCCCGATTCGGACTTCTGGAATATGTCATTGTTGATCGAGTTGTTTATGAGCCTGCTGAATCGCCTCCAGGACTGGATTGTGATATCCTGGTTCGTTTTTTTCTGCTTGGTTTCCCGGTTAGTGTATTCCCGTAGTCTCTTTTTAAAGTCCTCCCAATGCCCCTCACTGAACTCATCACTTTCCATAATGAAGTTGATGATTGATTCAATTGTATCATTCGGGTCGTCGACGTTGGTAAACAACAAATCCAGTTTTTCTTTATCCTTCTGGAAAGTATAAATGTAGTTAAACAGGATTCTGTCCCGTTTCTGCCTTTCGATCGTCGCATTGTTCAACACTGTTAATGAGTGCGGCTCCTGTTTTGTATAGGGATAGAAGTATGATACATTTGTAAATGGAGCGCATTTCAATCCTGACAGTGACCACTCATCCTTCTGTTTTTGTGTGATTTTATCGTTGTTCTCATCTAGTCGTAAGAGGTCATCGCCCTTGACGTTTAAAACAATAATGGCTACATCATTTTGATAGTGCTGGATCGCCTGTAGTAGGAACATTGCGTAACTAGTTTTTGTCGCTAGACCCGATATGCCAGAGATGTTTAAATGCGCACCTTCAGGTCCAACAAGAAAATCACTATTGAAGTTCACAGGAACAGATACCCCGGTTGATGTTTTCATGATGCCTGCTGGTATGCACTTCTCTAAAGGGATGTTATCCAGACCTAGAGCTTTTTTTATGTCCTCAGCATCAGCAGTCATAACATCCGAACCCTCTCGCACTGGCATATAGTTCTCTTTGTCGTTGTGTACTACTGAAGCAAGAGCATAAGAGAGCCCAAGTTTCTGAGTAAGAGGTTGCGCTTCAAGGTCGCCAAAATCAGAGGATATGTAATTGCTCATATGACCAGGGCTGTCAGTTATATGTAAGATATCCTGAACTACTGCATAGGTTAAGCTGGAAAAACTGCCGATTTTGTTTTCTACTTTCACTATATCAAATGGGCTCAATCTCACGTTATCATCAAGCCAAAATACAAAGGAATCGCAGGAAGAAGGATTGCTTTCGGTCGCAGATACTCTACCAATCTTAAGTTTCATAACTCCTCCACTTATCAGAATAGGTTTATGTAGTGTTTATCGCTTAAAAACGAAGATTTTAAATACCTCTCAGTCAAATAGATGGGATAAAGATGGTTAGCCCACCTGCTATCACGACCATGGCAGGTCGGTATACGTTCTGCGAGGATAGAAGAGGAAATATTATTTATCAGGCTAGTGTCAAAGCCGTCATTGTCTATGTTTTCTTTCAATGCCATTTTCTCTAGTTTAACTACACCTTCGAGTGGATTTTTCACGTTCTGTCTTTCACGGATTCTCAGGTACCATGCACCAATGGTGTTCTTCTTGTTTTCGTACTTGTATACTGGAGTTCGTTGCCCGAATTGCAGTTTTGACAGAAGTACACCGATATGCTTTTTACCTTTGAGCACACCTGTAAGGTTGGGATTAAAGGATTTAGAGATACCTACCACATTGTAAAAAATCTCAGGATTGTATTTCTGAGTAAGGAATTGCAGTGACCCGTCAATCGCAAGCATCCGGTTGGTATCCAACACATTTTCCGATACCATGTTTTTTAACATCTCCACCTCTTCATCTGCCATCATTTTATGTATCTTAGCGATTGCAGCATTGGTTGGAGCCTCGTCTTTCATCTTGTTAATTGAGTATTCGTGCACCTCAATGTGTACCCCTTTGTGATGTACGCCTTCGAAGGTTTTTTTTATAATCTCGAAATCGTGTTCGTTTATACTGTCATAAAGCATTAATACATACTTGAGAGAAGACTTGTACTTCTCCATCCTGTGCTGGCTATTTCTATGACAACATACGGCCCCAAGTTGTCCGGTCACCACAGGGACAAACTTATTATCTTTAGTTATGATATCACCAATTTTATACGTCTTCCTGGAGCCATCAAGAAAATACTGAAAGAACGAGTGGTCGTAAATATCGACTTTTCTGATTGTGTCTGAATTATCAGTTTCAAATATCACAGATGTATCAAAACGTTCATCAGTGTCTTGAAACGGCTCATAAAAATACGGGTCTAACGACATTCTATCTGCTTGAAAGAATACAATGTCCTTATCACTGAGTATACTTGCCAGTTTACTCACTAGTCATCCCTCCCGCCTAGTCTTATTGACCTGATAACTATGATTGTATCCAATTATTCTCCATCCATACAGCATTTTAGCAAGTAAATCGAACTCTTGATATCTGTCAATGATAAAATCTGTCTCATCCTTGCTCATCCTGATTTGTCAGCATACTGGGTAGTGCTTTCCTGGCTCCGGATCAATGATCACATCTGGAACAAGGAGTTAGCATGACCGAAGCGTTGATGAATCGAATCAAAGCTCAGTTGGTCAGACATGAAGGTCTGAGACTGAAGCCATACCGCTGTACTGCAGGCAGACTAACCATCGGCATTGGCCGCAATCTCGATGACAGAGGCATATCTCAAAAAGAGGCTTATGCCATGTTAGAGCGAGATATTCAGGACTGCGAGCAGTGGCTGATCGATGAGATACCTGAGGTTTATAATAAGCTCAATGAGGTTCGCAAGTCGGTGCTGCTCAACATGTGCTTCAACCTTGGAATCAAGGGTCTCCTAGGCTTCAATAACACTCTGGCATTTATCGGTGCCGGAGATTGGGAACGAGCAGCCAATGGCATGCTCGCATCCAAGTGGGCTAAACAAGTGGGAATGAGAGCCATTGAGCTCTCCGAGATGATGAGGAAAGGTCAGTGATCCCCATCCCGGTCGAGACAGATGCAATGCTCGCCATCCTCAATCTGCCCAAGGAGATGTCCAATAATGGCATCTTCAAGGAGCATCAGGGATTGGTTCTGGAGATGATCCACTCACTGGTGCTGCAGGAGCACTATGATCGGGCAACTCACGATGACTTGCCGGAAGAGGAGCCTTTCCTGATTTCTTTTCGTTTTGGTTTCAGTTTTCTGATGCTGCACTCCACTGCCGAGTTTCTCAATCTGAAGACCCTGGGCGAAGGCATAGTCAAGACTGTAGGATTAGACCAGTCTGCCACCGAACTGCTCACAGGGAGCGAAATAGACGCATTCAAAGCCAATCTTGAGCTGAGAGCATTGACCATCCTGCAAGCCTATCTCAATCTTGCTGGTCTGGATCGATTGAATGAACTCAAGCCCAGACAGCCTCGTGCTATCCGGGTGGGAGTTATCTGATGCCTGATCGTGATCTTACTTCTCCTGATGAGCTGATGATTGAGATCTACAGAGCTATCTATTCTGCTTTGGAGAGCCGGCTGCATCTGATCGGATCGACCATCGATGCCGAGTCCCGCAAGGAGATTCTGGCGCAGCAGATCTACGATAAGGGCGACTTCTACGGCAATACCGGCTATCTGCTCCAGACAACCGATACAGCCATGATCTTAAGAGTAGGCTCCAATGTCAAACACGAGCCTTTCGTTTTGGGCGGTAAAGTGCCTTCCTGGACTCCGATCGCTCCCCTCATCGCTTGGGTCGAACGCAAGCACCTGTCTTGGACTGATAAAGAGACAGGTAAAGCTCTGACCGTAGCCGAGATCGCCTATCTCATCCGGGGCAAGATCAAGCGGGAAGGCATCGCCGCTCGTAATGTGTTTGCTTCTGTGATTGCCAACCGGGAGCAGTGGATCTATCAGCAATTGAATGATATCGAGGTGAGCCTGTGACCGCTCTTGAGAAGTACCAAGCCGAACGCAGCCGCATCTCCGAAGCTTTGAAACTGGCGGGTGTTGCCGAGACTCTCTACAACAAGGACAACATCCCCAAGAACCTACCTTGCGCCATCCTGATCCTCGAATCCGAGACAGGTAAGCATGGCACCTCCCGCCAGTATGTGGATACTGATATTGCCTGGACGATCTTCCTAATCGTCAATGCTCAGAATGTATCTGATCCGGACTCCGACATATACCTGATCAAAGAGAAGTTCCGCTCTTTCTACCTGAAGCTGATGAACAGAGACCTACCCAGTATTGAGTATTACACAAGCAGAATAGACGGCACACGCCTGGTCAGGATAGCCAAGATTGACTTGCTGAAAAGCGGTACGGGAGCTGGCTCATGAGAGTAATGCGTATCGGTGCCTATAACCTGGCGATTAGCTCAGCCAGTGAACTCTTAGAGAGCAAGTACAAGCCTGAACCCATAGATCTATCCAAGTTTCAGCGGATCGGCAAGCAGTTGGTATCCAAAGCAGCCGAGACCAAGAAAGTTGTCTCTCAGCCCTATTCGATGAGTAACCTGCTTAACCTACTTGATACCGATGAGTACCACTCCGGCTGTATCGATGCCCTGACCATGGCGACCATCATGCATTTTGACTGCAAGAACAGCCAGGTAAAAGCATGGATGGAAGAGGCTGAGTTCCCTGCCTGTGAAGATCAGACCACCATCCTGGCAGAACTGATGAAGTTCTATCTCGCTTGTGGGAATGGCTTTCTGATCAAGATGCGGAACGCCCAAGGCCAGTGGATGGGACTGGAGAGGATGCTGCCCAGTGAAGTGCAGATCGTGGAGAACTATGACGAGTTCGGCTTCTTCAAGCCCAACTACATCCAGGTCAAGAACAACCAGAAGAAAGACTTCGCCTACGAGGATATCATCCACGTAAAGAAGTCCACACATAGATCAAACGCCTGGGGCCTGGCTTGCCTGCCCATAGCCATCAACATCGAGATATTGGGTGAGATCAAGACCTTCGACTACAACAACTTCAAGAACGGCCTGATGATCGACTACTTCGTGATCGTGGAAGGTGGTACACTTAGGGACGGCACCGTAACCGATGAGCAAGGCAATGAAGTGCTTACAGATGCCTATACCGAGATTGAAAAGGCACTCACTGAGGTCAAAGGCAATGCCAAGAGCCACTCTACAGTCCTGATCGAGAGTGAGAGCCGGGACGTGAAGATACGTCTCGAACCACTCAGACAGCAAGACCGGGAAGGAGGCTTCTTAGGGCTCAAGAAAGACCTCAGGGAAGGCATTCTCGCCTATCACAGAGTACCTGCCAGGATCGTCTCACAACTCATTCCTGGGCAGCTTGGTGGCGATAACAGCAGCGATATGCGGATGTTCTACCAGTTCGTAGTTAGGCCGCTGCAAAACCGCCTCGCATTGGCTCTGGCAAACGAGTTCAACTTTGACTTCGGCTGGAATGTGAAGCCGGAGGACTTCAACTTCGGAGACCTTACACAAGCAATCCAGTCTGCTGATGATCAATTGTTTATGCAGAACCGCAGCTTTGGAGCGCAGTAAACTATGCACAACTACATAACTGACAATCAACAACAAGGAGGTAGCGTGAATCGTAAACGCACCATTCTCAAGGGAGAACTCCGCAATGTGGAAGTCGAGCTGGTCTCACTTCTGTTCGATGAGATGACTCCCGCCAATCAGAAGGGCTTTGTGGTCAAGAATGCTTCCGGGCGAAGCTTTGAACACAAGATCAACTCCACCAAGTTCAAGAGTGAAACGAGTGGCACTCAAGGACGGCTTTACGTCACTCTAATGGAACCCAATATCCACGACTCGCAGGGCGATTACTACTCTCGAGACGAGATTCAGAAGGCCTGCGACCACTTCGCCAAGCATGGCCTGGTGGGTAAGTGCGATGTGAACCACAACATGCAGCCGGTGCCTGAGTTCACCGTAGTCGAGAACTACATCCTCAAGACTTCTGACCGGGAACACTTCCCCGATGCTAAAGTCGGCTCTTGGGTGCAAGTCCTCAAGTGTGAAGATCTCAATTCCGAGCTCTGGCAGAAGGTCGAGAAAGGCGAGTTCAATGGAGTCTCGATCTACGGACGGGCCGATGACTACCGCAATGCCGAAGCGAGCCTTGCTGAGATCAAGAACGAACTCAACTCACTTCGCAAGGTTGCGGAGCATAACAACAACTCCGATCTGCAGAAAGGCATCACAGCCATCACTGAGAAGATCTGTGAACTGGAGAGGGGTAACCCTAACCTCCAGCTGGGCGATGCCATCCACAGCATCGAGAAGAGCCTCAAAGACCTCTCCGTAACCATGAGCAGAGCAATATCGAAATCGATTCCCGGTGAGCCTGATGCTAACCAGTCCAATGTGGACAAAGAGGTTACCATCGATGGCAACAAGATCATGGTCAAGGCCAGCCACCGTGAGATCTACAAAGGCATCTCTGACGTGGACTCCGGTAAGGCCATGAACATCCTGACCGCCAACACAACCTCTCTGTTTATCGATGAGGTGATCGGAAGTCAGCCCGGAGATACCCTCTCAGATATCTCGGTCCTGCCCCTGCTGAAGGATGAGAAGATCGACGTCGGCTTGATCGATGACCTGGTCTTCAAGAACTCCCTCGATGGCGCTCTGACGGCTCAGAACGTGAGTACTGCCGATCTCTCCTTGCCCACCGGGATACTCAATGCCGAGTTCACTCTGGGACGTGACGTAGTAGAGTTCTACAAGGACAAGTACGGAGAAGATGCCTTCGGAGCCTATGTGGAGAACCACATCGCCAAGAAGACCGAGAAAGCCATCCGCTTGCTGCTCTTCAAGGGTGATCGAGCTTCCGCCACTGCCAAGATCAAGGCTCTGGATGGAGTGATCAAACTCGCCACCACCGCCACCGACGTCACCAACCTCTCTAAGACCACCTATACCGACTGGGCGAAACGCTTTGAAGCCGCTCTCTTGGCTTTTTCTGACGAGATGTTGGAAGAGCAGGAAAATTTCAAGTTCTACGTGGCTCACAAGGATCTGATTCGCATCCGGGCCGAACTCGCCAAGCGGGAGACCGGAGCCGGAGATCGTCTGCTGCTGGAAGGCGGCAACGTTTCTTTTGCGGGTATCCCCGTAAAACCCCGTCTCATGGATGCCGATTACATCATCGGCGGTCTGCCCAAGTTCATCATCGTCGGCTATCGCACCGATGCCGAACTCAAAGTCGAACACCACGGAAGCGATTGGAAGTACCACTGGTACATTCGTATCCGCCCCGGCATCACCTATATCTCGGGCTTCGTGAAAGTGTTCAAGTTAACCACCTAAGCGAGTATAAGGAGACTCTATGGACTTCATCTTCGCCAATCAGGAGTTTATCCTCGGTCTGGTTTCAGCTCTGGTAGTCTGGATCATATCCCGCACTACCGGCACGCTGATCGACAAGGCCAAGGTCAACTCGGCTCTGGCCATCATCCTGGACATCATCCAGGATATCAAGATCAACCCTGCCACCAAAGACCTCGATGACTATGCCAAGAAGCAACTGGCGGTGGAGCGGGCAACCAAAGCTCTACCGGCCAAGCAGACTAACCTGGTCATGAAGATCTTCGGCACTATCGGAGGAGCCATCGAATACGTATTCCACAACCGCAAATGGCTCTTTAGCATAGGCAAGGCGATCAAAGGGGTGTTCTGATGCCCCAGCCTATTTCGCAGCCCACCTATCCCTCCAACATGACCGAGGGTGACCTGGGCTTCAGCAAGCTGATGGACGTGTTGGTTGCCGATCTCGTTTACTTCGGGATCGGCACCTACGATCAAGCCTCCCTCGATACGCTGTATGCCACTCAAGCATCAGTCAAGACGGAGCTTACTACCAACTTCGACCTACTTGGTGAACTGGCCGAGAAACCCGGTAAGACGGACTCTAAGCTGACCAAGCTCAAGACCCGCAATTATACCATTCCGGGCAAGCGCACCAGTACGGTCGAACTCAACATCTCCGGTCTATCCACCAAGCAGAAGAACTTCCTGGAAAGCACCCTGTTCATGAGCAAGGATACCACCATCGTTGTGGCTTCCAAGGAACTGGATCGGGTGGTGATCTTCACCGGACTACGCTGGACAGTTGACTGGTCGGGAGAGGCTGATGGCCTCTTCAACGTAGTCATCTCCACCGAGTTCTCCGGAGTGACCTCCAACAAGATCTTCCTGCTCAAGGATATCCCTCCGGGAGTATAAGATCACTGCTCTTCGCAACTACACTCGAAAACAAGGAACTGCTATGGACTGCCAGTGCAAACCTGATATCGCGGGTTCCTCGCAGCACAACTCGTTGTGCTGTGGGGTGCTCAAGGAGAAAATCGATTCGGTTCACGAGGAGATCTATGGCAATGGTGACAGCAATAAGTCACTGGTAACCAGAATGGCGAGAGTGGAGACGAATATGAAGATACTGCTAACCGTCTCCACCTCGCAATTCCTGCTCTTACTGGGCATTGCCCTCGAAATGTTCTTTGGTAAATAAGAAAAGGATTATTCTATGAAGCGAGAACCCAAACTCAGCTATAGCCAACTGCGGCAAATACTCTGTCTCACGATCTCGAATGCTACCTTGAAAGCCAAGCTTGAGGACTTCCTCTCCGGCAAGGTAGCCAAGGTCAGTGAGTTGGAACTGCTTGAATTGATCAGCCAATCGGAAGCCGATAAAGAGCTGATCCGCATCATCTCAAACCAGGAGCCAGACGATATGGACGCCCTCGAAGCATTGGAGCATATCTCCGCTTTTTTCGTCTATATCAGAGCCAACAAAGAGAGGTT